AACTAAATGTTAATGGATAAAATTCGCGAAAAAATGGACAAGCGATATAACACAGATTTGACGGTGAAGCTTGCAGACATGGGGTTTACGGCAAGAACATTTCACACGCTCAGAAGGGCCGGGATAGAGGTATCCGGCGACTTAGCTAAGTTGTCATGGAAAGAGCTTATGGGGTACAGAAATGTTGTGCGCATGACATGTCAGGAAGCGAGCGATAAGTTGGAGGATATGGGGTTATCGTTGAGAAAGGAAGGGAGATAGTATGGATAAGGTAAAGGTAACGATTGAATACATGGGTGACGTACAGAAGTTTGAGTGTGATGTCGTGCTTATGGGAGGGGCCAACATCGAGCTAAAAGAGGGAGGACTACCCCGTATTGCATTAAGGGGAGCAATGCGGGGTAGTGGTGATATATTATCTCTCAATAGGATTTACGCTTGCTTGGGAAATTCGGTACATGAAAATAATATCAAACAAGCGTATGGGATGAGCAACGAAGAGGCGGTGGAAAGCGTTAGAGATATTATGCCTAAGGCGGAGAGAATGGAAGGAAACTTACTCGACAAAAGCCTTGAGGAACTAGATGTAACCGTCCGGTCCTACAATTGTCTGAAGGGAGCAGGGATTAACTGTGTGGGTGATTTAGTAAAGATGTCCGAGGATGATTTGTGCCACATTAGGAATATGGGTAGGAGGTGCGTTGAAGAGATTGCGGAGAAGCTGAAGGAGATTGGGTTGGAGTTAAGGGAGGATGGTGTTAAATGATTTACGAAAATGATAAGCAGATAACCGTTGTGCTTGGAGAAGGTGATATTGCGCTAGGGGTTTCAGTGATGGATGATAATCCATACGGGATATCTATTCAGCAGTTAAACGGAAAACACGAAATTGGTTCGGAATTAGGAACCGACGACATAAAGGATGGCGTTAAGCAGATAAGTATCTTGTTTGCGAATAAAGAAGGAATTGAATCGTTAGCCAGGGCACTTGAAAGGTTTGCGAAAGCTGTTGCTGGTAAACGGCAGGAGGAAGACTATGAATCTAAAACTACGTCTGAAGCTTAGAGGGTGGCTGGATGAAAAGTACTGCACGAACAACGGGGAAGTTGCTTATATATCAGTGGTTTGTTGTGTTATTGGGTTTTTGCTGTGTGTGTTGGTATTAAAGTATGGAGGGTTTAGATACATGCGTCAATAAGTCCTGCCCACTGAAAGTAAGAAATAAAGGAATACTTTGCTTAGGGTATATGGGGAAATAGGAGGGGGATTGGGACGATGGCAATACAAGAATTTGCTAAGATGTTGGATGGCCGGGAAAGTGGTAACGAGATTACCTGCGAAGAAATAGAACAAGCTAAGGAGTTGGGATTCGTCGTGGTATGTGGATACTCGGACGATAATGCTGAATTACAGGGAGCTATTCGCGATGAAATTAGCTGCTTCGAGGGTGGAGAAATACGCTTAGACAGCAATGGTGTATTTGAAGAATGCGATTGCGAATGCTCGCACTCTGTACTGGCGAAGGAAAAATGCAAGCTGATTGACATTAGGTGGGATGACAGCGAAGGAGAATATGCTTGGACTTATGAAACAGAAATACCTCATGCAACATTTGATGTACTGGACGAGGGAGGCAATAAGTGGTGCAGGGGTATTGTGTTCGATATTAAAAGCTTGGAGGAAGCAAAATGCTAAATGCAGATATGTTAAAAGAAAACAGCGTCCTGATTGAAGGAAAATGGTTTGCAGCTAGGCCGATTACAGGGAGTTTGATTAGTAGATTGAGAGATGCAATTCAGGTACTAAAGGGCACGGCTGATGCAGTTAAATTTTATAAGCAATAAGGGGTGATCTCCAGCGATGATAAAAGAATCCCAAAACATACTTGAAGAACGTCTCAAACTTTACAAAAAACACAAGGCCGAAATAACTACAGCATCGCAAAGAATTGCAGTATGGCAGGATGCCTTAAAAAGCGGAGAATTGTGGATGTTCGAAAACAGTGTTAGCAGGGTGGAAGGAATGCCACACGCGACCACTACAACGTCACCTACGGAGCGCATAGCACAGCAGAGAGAGGTTACGGCCGAGTTAGTGCAGGAATGGATTGACGAGGATAAATCAAGGGTTCGCTACAAAACAGTAGAGATAGAACAGATTGACGAGGGCCTAAGGGCGTTAACCAAGGAACAACAGACCGTCATTGAATCTAAATACTTCGAGGCTATGACATGGAGAAATATAGAGATTGCCTTTAACGAACGTCATTCAGTGGGAAGAGTTTATATCACTGATGAGATGCTAAGAAAGATAAACAAGATAGCATTGGAGGTGCTATGGGAGATACTTGGCCCCTTATTCCAAAGGTATCTTTACTGCAGGAAGTGCGTGTAATACCGCTTTAATACACTGACATTACCATTATATGATAATAAGACATGTTACAATATTAATATGCAGGGTGATCCGTTACCCATCTAAAGTACGGAAGATTACAAAATAAAGACGCTCTCGACCTATAATGTGGTCCAGAGCGTCTTTTCTAATTTGGAGGTGGAACTTATTTGGATTGCAAATTATGCTCCAGGCAGAAGCGATGTCCTGATAAGGATAAGCCTCCGAAGGATTGTGTTAGGTTCGTTGAGTTTGCGGATAGTAAGAGGTTTGAGATTGTTGATCGGGTTATGAGGCAAAATCGTGGCGTGTATGTGCAGGAATGAGAAGAAGCCCTATTGCTAGGACTTCAGGGAATTTAGCATTAGTTCCAGTTCGGAACCTCTTACCCACGTACAGTTTATGTTGTTGTGGCATTTATCCCATATGCCAAAAATTGTTTCGTTTTTGGCATATGCACCTTGAATAGTTGTCCGGGTTGGATGCTTCGCTTTCGCACTTAATTATGTCATATGGCTTATCTCCCATCGTTACCGCTATGTCGCTTGATTGGTTTATGATCCCTTGTAGGTCGCTGGGTAGTTCGTCGAAGGTTACTGGCTTTCGCATTTACCCAACTCCTTGGTTCTAATGGATTCGATAAACTCTCTGACCTTGATCAACTCTGCCTCAGTGACATAGATTGAGCAGTTTTTGCGGCCGGATGATTTGCGACCTGAGTTGGGGCGATTACCACCGTGTTGGTTAGTTGGTTTATTCATCATTTTAAAATTCACCTCTTCCCAGAGCTTTACTTACTTTAAAACATTCCGAAAGCTACTTGCAGAATGCCTTCTTTTGCAATTTTTAAGATTTGTTTTTGGATTGGACTTTGTGGTGATTTTTCATAGTAGTCATCTTGCCAAGCAAAAGACAAAGATTCTTCTTCGCCATTAAAAACGGCCGTAACGGTTGCCTTGAGAGGATTATCCATATACGGAGGATTTTCCCCGCTTTCTGGATATGAGCACCATCGGCCAACGGAAAAAGTTCCTGCTCCGCTACGGTGATAAGGAATATCTGCGACCAAACGACAATCAATAGAATCTGTCCAAGATGATGGTACAGATCTTGCCTCTATATGAATATGACCGTCATAGTCATTCCCATATTCATAAACCGAAGGATATTTCACGGTTGAAATTTCGCAATCAAAATGGCGACGTTGTAGTAATTTGCCCAGAACATCGGAAATGGAGTATCTTTCCCGGCGAGTTGGGGAAATAAATTTAAATTCGTTTTCCATAATAACTCTCCTCCTTACCCCGCTCCTTGCAAGCTGACGGGTTATGTTTTAGATGGATTTAAGCCATCCGGACTTCAGTTTCCATGCGTTCATGGATGAATTAATCGTAACTCGAAATTCTGTATCATACCAAGCAATGCGGGTTCCGGTTGGAATTTCTACCATTATAGTTCCAGGTGGAATTTGGGTTTTTTCGTTTGGCCATGCTCCATAAAAGCAGGTTTCTACATTTGCCATTTCTTTTCCAGAGAATCCGAGGTGATAACCAACCATAGGTTCGGTTGTGATCTCTTCACTAGTCATGCGTTCAGTCCAGTCTTCGAATTGCGCAGGTTTAGAAGCGGTTTCTGTTATGGCTAGTTTCTTGGATTTGGCTGGAATTTTGAAGTTAATCCTTTCGCCTAAAGCAAACCTTTCTGCCGTAACGATGTCTCCGAACTTGCGAAATGTTCTGCCGTAAGGTGTGTGAAATAGAACGAAAACCCCGTTACCGCCGCGATCTTCAATTTTAATGTCGCTGGCGCGTAATCCAGATAATGAGACAGTGGATAGAGTTTTCATACTGTTTACCTCCTTGTTTTTGATCTTGATTTATTGTACTGCATATCAAGTTATGTGTCAATGGTGTTTATCAAGTTTATTTTGTTATGTTGTTGTCGTACTGTTGTGGGCTTAGTAATAATGATTGCGGTGTGATTTTGTGTTGCAATTGTTATTAGTGAGCTTGTAGAGCTTGCTGTGGGTTGTGGTGGCATAAGGAAAGACCACCTTATTTGGCAGTCCTTAATCCTCGTTAGTTATTAACACTTACCGCTCTATCTCCTATTGCGGTCCATACCTCGTAGCCATCCTTTCTGAGATTTTGTATTTTGACCTCTGCATCTTTGGATAATCCGTCGATGTGTGTGCTGCTCCATTCGTGCTGCGAGTGTGATGTTCCGCGGACCTTAAAACTGATTTCGTCGTATCCTGCATCATTGTTTGGTCCAGTAAGCTCATTCCTAGTGTCGCCCTTGATGCACTTGGATGCGGTGATCTCGTAATACTCATACTTTTCAGTCGTTTTAGCGTTCTTTGGTCTTCCGCCCTTTTTGCCGTTTTCTCGGGCTGTGGTGGTTTTAGCTTCTGACTTTTTACTGCCTCCTAGTTTTCCCATTGCGATTGCTGCCTGACTTACCGCTAAATTAACTGCAACTTGATCGCAAATGTATTGCTCGACACTTGTAGTGCAAGGGTAAACGCCTGAGTCGTACCTAATGCAGTAGTCGGCATCCACAAACTTGATGTCTACGTCGGACATAGGGATTAGGTTGTCGTTAACTAGCATAGCAAAGAGTGTACAGTCGTTGACCTTGCCGTGGTTAATTGTTTTCATTTCAATTCCTTCTTTCTACCGGGTATTATGGCTCCCGGCTGGCCTTGTGGGATTATGATTGAGCAGCTTTGTCTCGCGCTGCTTGCACCTGTGTCTTTGCTTTTTGCATGTAAGCGTTCGCTAGATTTCTGTGTTCGATCCACCATTTTGCCGTGCAGTTGCTTTCGCCTAGTTCGTTGATGGCTTTTTCCAATTTGTCAGCATAGTCGGTAAATACTCCATCCGTACGACCCTTGTAATAATCCATTTCACGCTGGAGGTCTTTTAAGTTTTGAGCTATGATTTCCTTGGCCCAAGCGATTTGTTTTTCGCTTCCAGTTAAATTTTCAATGGCTTTCATGATCTTAGTTGCTCCTTTCTTGACAGATGCCCACAATGTACGAAGTGCAAGAGCCAGCCGAGCTGAGTAGTCACCGATCATTTGCTTTGCCATTTGGTGAGCCTCGACCATCATCTCGCGTTTGTTCATTTTGATCTTCGTCATATGAGCAACTCCTTTCTTTATCTGATCACATTGTATCCCAAGCGGTTGGGTTACGTCAAGAGGATATTAGAGATTATTTTTTGTTTGTTTTTAGTTTGGTGGCATATATAGAAGCAATGTTTTAAGAGTGCTATTAAGTTATTGAGTAGATTGTATTGGATGGGTTAGTAGTGGGCTTAGAATTGATGTGGTGGGTTGTAGTGAGGGATTAAGGAGGTGTGCTGATGATGGCAGAAGTAATTGAAAAGAAGAATGTTGGAGGTAGGCCGACTAAGTATGATGAGAAGTATAATAAACAAGCTTATAAGTTGTGTCTGTTGGGTGCAACTGATATAGATTTAGCTAAGTTTTTTGAAGTGGAAGAGAGAACTGTTAATAATTGGAAAGATGATTATCCAGAGTTTTTTCAGTCCATTAAAAATGGTAAGGAAATTGCTGATGCTGAGATAGCTTCTAAACTGTATCATAGAGCGTCTGGATACAGTCATCCTGAGGACAAAATCTTCATGCATGATGGCGAACCTGTCATTGTGTCGACAACTAAGCACTATCCACCAGACGCAACTTCTGCCATTTTTTGGTTAAAGAATAGACAACCTGCTAAATGGAGAGATACCCAAAACATAGAGGTAACTGGTCCAAACGGCGGCCCTCTGCAAATCCAATCAATCGCCACACTCTCTGACTCCGACCTCAAACTGATGATCGAGATTATGGAGCGATCACAAATCCAGGGAGAGGTAGTCGATATAGAGTCATCGGAGGACTGATTTGTCCGTCAGTGGTGGATTATCAGGGTATTGAGCAGATCAAGGCCCTATGATCCGCCTATAGGTTGATTCTGAATGTGACACAACAGGATTATGTAACATTCGCCTTGATTGGATGTAGTTACCGCTTAGCTAGTAGAGCGTGGTAATAGCTAAGAGCGTGCTGGTGGTAAATACTACTGTAATCGTATAGTCAGCTCTGCTGTACTGCTGATCTGCCTGTGCGTGGCTGTGCATCTGGGATAGCCCGGCTGTGTACCAGAGATTCGGATACCGGGGGGAGGGCGTTGGCCGGGGTTGGTGGATTCTATGTATACTCCCCCTAACAACTATAATATTTTATTTTTAAATTTTTAAGGAGTTGATTAAATGCAAATTCACTTCTACATAACCTCATCCGATTTAGAACGATATCAAAAAGAAGGTTCATGCTACGTACAGTGCAGGAAGCAATACGATTTACTTCATATTAGCATCGGCCTAAATAACCACACTATCGAAAAATTGGAAAACTCAGAGGAATATATCTTAAGGAAAATTAACTAATTCTCTAAAATATTTTATAAATTTTTTAGAGAAAAGGAGATGCACTAATAATGAATCCCGAATTAATAGAAAAACTAAATGGTTTACTCAAAGTGCAAGGTACAGACGGTAACTGGAATCACGACAACTACATGTGCGGAATGTTCAACGGTATGGAGTTGATGCTTTCTATCATTGAGAATAGAGAAGTTAACTACAAAAGCCCATCCGATGCAAAGAAAGAGGTAATAAAAATGAACGTCAAAGAAAAACTCATCAAGCAATTAGGCGCACTTGAGAATCTGCAATTACTCGCCATTAACGCTAACGAATTCGGTACAGCATTGAGCGTTTCAGGAATGATGCTCGACTACATAAGAAATATTGAAGCAACTCAGACGCAAGAGGAATCAGATTGCGTTAAAGATTACATCTGCCATGACTGTGAAGAAGCCATAGCAAAAGAAATACTACATCAAGAGATTGCGGATACATGCGATATGCCGATTGAAATCGTCAAACGAGTTTTGGCTGGGCAAGAAGAAGTGTTGAATGGAGATTAGCAATGGACTGCGTTAAATGCCCGGTCACAGACCTATGTAAATACAGGGCACATGCAATTAATGTTTCTAGGATGATTAAGGAAATAGAATTATCAGGACTTCCGTTTATTGTAACCATGAGGTGTGAGCACTACTTAGATGAGTTAGTTAGAAAAGATGCGCTTCAGATGGAAAAAATAAAACAAGCTGAGTTGAACAAAATGAGTTAACCGCGTTGGTGCGTAGGATACGTACGTTAAGCCTTGTGCAGACGATTAGCATCAATCCCTAGGGGAATGCGGATTTATTGATAATAAAATTACACATTTTTGTGCTGAGAGACATGCTTATTGCACATTTTTGTGTGACCGATTAGATTAGGAACGCAACGAGGCTAGAACGTATATATAAACGAATTACACGAAGAAAACCCTATACTCTTAGGGAGAGTAAGGCTGAGTGCCATTTTTGCAACGTGTCGTTATGACACCTAAGTAATGCCCATTGAAGGGGCTTTTGAGGTGGAATATGGAGAAGGATTTACTTGATTTCCTTAATGGGAATACTAACGTATTGATTCCTCAAGGAGTCACGATTACTAGAGATAAAGCACCTAACGGGCAAGAATACATCACGGTCAAGATTGATAATGGCAACAGGGAATTAACTCTCTATTCGTTTTGGCACAATCCAAATAAGCCAGCAAAAAAAGACAAGTCGCCGCCTAAGCATACTGGGGGGAAGAAGCCTTACGTCATGCTCATGGTCGAAGAGATTGAGAAGTTGAAGAAAGGTGGGGTAAAGAATGTCGAAGAGTTGGCAGGGTACTTAGTATCTTTAGGAAAATATGTTGAATGGAATACCGGAAGATTAATTCATGATAGAAGTAAAAATCCATTGAAGTATAAAGAATTACAAGCCATATTCGGTTGTGGAAACAAGAAATTAAACCGCCTATTGGGTGAAATGAAGGAACACGAACTCCTTTATTCAACTGATGGCGGTTATGTTATTTCCTCGAGACTTATCAAAAAAGGTAAAACAAATAAGGAGGGCGATTGATTATGCCTAATAGAGTCACTACTTACAACCAAGCGTTTCTTGGAGTATTGGGTATTCCTATGGATGCTAAGATTAAAGAGTTTGTTAAAAAGCTCGAGAGTGATGGACACACGGAGTCCGGTATTAGTTTTGGTATATGGAGAAGTCAAGATAAGTTAAATGCGTTTAAGCGTGACCGTAGGTTTATGAGTATATTGGAGAACGAGATTAATAAATGGTCATGGAAGAAGAACGACCCAAGGTGGACTGAATATTGGAACAGGAAGAATGAGTCAACAAAGGCTGAACGCATGAGAAAAGAGATAAAAGAGTTTGTGCGTGATGAAAAAGAACTAGATTCAATTAACGGTTCTGATAAAAAAAGATATAGAGGGTATGTCTACTTCATCCAAGGTCAATGTGGTGGGGCTATTAAGATTGGGTATTCACTTACCCCGAGCAGTAGATTAAAGACTTTACAAACTGGTTATCCAGATACTTTAAAGATGCTTCTTGTGATACCGGGGGATGAGTCGATAGAACATGCGCTGCATCGACAATTTGAAGGGGCCAGATTAAAGGGAGAATGGTTTAGACCTGACGAATTGTTAATAGAAAAGATTAAAGAGTTAAGTGCGAAATATAAACCATCAAGGCAAAAAATATAATCCCATTGATGCGATGCGAAACCTCCTTTTCCCCTCAATTCCCTTCTTCTAAACCCAATCCCTTGAATATAACCGCACATAACCCATCAAACCGTTAAGTCCAAGCTATGCTCAAGCAAACGTATATTTAAACGTATCGGCAAAGGTTAAGGATAAGCTAATTTCAGGAGGTGATCCGATTGGCACTAAGAGTGAGGACAAATGGGAAAATATTATGTGCCGCAAAAAGTGAACCATTGCCTGGTGATATTTATATCGATGATAATATCCACGGTTGGCTATCGGGATGTTATGAAATTATGGATAAGGTAATTGAATCATTGGGCGACGATGAAAACGGTCAAGAGGAATGGATATTTATAATTTCCAAGGATAGTCAATAGGAGTGAAATCATGTCGGAAAATAGAGCATGTAAAAAGTTCGACGCTACAGACCCTACATACGAAAAAACAAACTGCGCTTCATGTACTCTGTGGAATGGAGTTAGATGCAGGGGAGAGGCGTTTGTTGTGGCAAGTCAGGATGAGAAGTATGAGGCTATGATTGGGTGGGAGAAGTGGTAGTAAAGGCAGAAACAAAAGACCCGCCAAAAAAGATTAAACCAAGCGATATTCCTACCTTGCAGTTAATGTACGATGAGCAAGCGAAGCGCGACGATGAATTTTGGCTTAAATACTATGTAAAAATTATTAACAAAGACGGAAACCAAGTGCCATTCGTGCTTAATCCAATCCAAAAGAAGATTGAAGATAAAATAAAAGAGCTTGAATCACAAGGGAAGCCTGCTCGAATCATTGTGCTCAAAGCGAGACAGGAGGGCGTGAGTACGTACATTCAAGCTAAGTTCTTGTGTCGAACCATAAAGAACAAGAACCGTAATGCTCTCGTGGTAGCTCATCGCGATGACAGCACAAACGCAATTTTTGATAAGGCTAAATACTCGAATTCATGCTTGCCTGACCATATAAAGCCCTTACAAAGAGCATCCAATGCTAGAGAGTTGATATTTGATACCCCTGTTACTCATAAGGGTAAAGAAAAAGGACTGAACAGTAAGATCAAAGTACAAACCGCAGGATCGGATGGTATTGGCCGGTCAGATACCTATCATTACATTCATTTATCGGAGTTTGCCTTTTACAGTGGCGACCCGTTAAAGGCCTTATCCGGTATCAATTCATCCGTCCCTAGTGTAGTTGGAACAATCGTAATTATTGAATCGACTGCCAACGGAAATAACTCATTCAAAACACTGTGGGACTTAGCTGAATCAGGAGAAAACGATTACATCCCAATGTTTTTTTCATGGTTCGATTACCCTGATTATCAGATGCCGGTAACTGATGAAGAACGTATTGAGATAATGTCTAGCCTGAATGAGTACGAGCAAGGCCTTGTTGATAACTACGAGCTTCCTGCTGAGAGGATTAAGTGGTACAGATGGAAATTAAAGAATGACTGTAATGGTGATAAGGACCTCATGCGCCAAGAAAATCCCAGCAATAGTCGGGAAGCGTTCCTCTCTACAGGACGGCCGGTGTTCGATAATGAACGTGTTCTACTTCGTATAGAGCAACTCAAAAAGCAATACAAGACGAAGCCACCAAGGACAGGATATTTCATCTTTGAATGGAACGACCCTGATTCAAAAGACAAAATAAGGGACAGTTCAATCAGGTTTATAGATTCACCCGGTGGCTATATTCATATTTACGAAGAACCAAGGAGTGGTCATCCTTTCGTTTTGGGGGGAGATACGGCCGCGGGCGGGGCGGATAGCTTCGGTGGTATAGGCATAAACAATTCATCAGGGAAAAGAGTTGTTGCTTTACATGGGAAAATGGCCATAGATACCTACACTCACCAAATGTATTGTTTAGGCAAATATTATAACAATGCGCTAATCAGTATTGAAATGAACCTGGACCGATACCCTATCGAAGAATTAGAGAGACTTAAATATTACAATCAATACAAGCGTGAAAGCGTAGACGATATTTACCACAAGAAGCTATATAAGCATGGATTTAAAACGGACGGTAATACGAGACCTTTCATCCTGTCGCTTTTGGTAGTTCTTATTAGAGACAATCCAGACCTATTTACTCACATCGGGTTCCTGTCTGAGTGTCTTACGTTTGTGATGGACAAGAATGGCAGACCGGATGCCGAGGCAGGAAAGCACGATGACTTGATTATGTCGGATGCAATCGCCAACGCAAGCAGAAGTCAAATGAGGTTTTCGGTCAATCGCAACGCCAAATTCGAACTCCCCGCCAACATGAGCGAGGAAGAAAAGTCGAGAGTTAAGGCTAATATCGATTTTGAAGATAAGTATGTGGAGATGGCTAAGTATCGGAGGAAGAAGTAGTGGAAGAATTCAGATGTAAAAAATGTAATAAGCTGCTCGGAAAAGTAGAAGGAAGGGCAGAGATTAAGTGCCCAAGATGCGGTACAATTAACGAAAAATAGAACGCCGAAGGAGAGTGTCGATGATGGAATTAACCAAAGAGGAACTTAAGAAAAAATTTGATGAGGTTACGGATGGAAGAAAAATATTAACCAAAGAGGCTATTGGCTTAATGATTGAAAATCAATGCCTAGCGTTAAGGGAATACTTTGAAAAAGAATGAAACCCAAGGAGGTTCTGCGATGATTGATAGGATAGGAAATTTAGAAGCTAAGTACATGTCGGATAATTATTACCAGCCAACTCATGTTTATTTAGGTTTATTTAGGACGTGAGGAATACCGAGAACTATTAAAAGAAACAACTATTCATTGCCATACGGCACAAAACGCAGTGATGAAAACCAGCGTGAATGGTTTATGGATTATTAAAGTGGCTGACCAAAATCATTTATCCGTAGGCTTTTCAATCGAAGAAGAAGCTTAATAATCTAGAGGCTCTAGAAGCCCATCTCTCTTAACCGAGGGGTGGGCTATTTTTTATGTCCGAAAGAGGTGAAACAATGTCGCTACTAACCAAAGCTAAGAAAGCGGTGGGAAAAATCATGGGCAAAAAAGAAATGGTTCAAAACGCTGAACAAGAAGAAGCCGACCGCGAACTCATAGAAAGATGGCAGCCAGTATTCGAGGCAGATAAAAGGGCCAAGAAGCCATGGGATGCAAGGTTCGACCAATGGGAAGCGATCTATGATGCTGGCCGTGATTTCCAGAACTTAGAGGACGAATTCAGTAATTCTGGCAAAACCCCGCGAACGATAATTAACTTCCCTCGAATGATAGTGGAAAGTCTTATTGAGTTAAAAATTCCGGACCCTGACTTTAAGGCTGTATCCGGTGACGATGAGGAAGTTATCGAATCCCTCAAAAACTATGTCATGTATGTTGTTCGCTCTGCTCAACCATCACTAGAAGAAATGAATCTTCACAATGAGCGCAGGGTAATGAAACTAGGTGGAGCCTTCACGAAGATTCACTGGAACAACAGCACTAAAAGGGCGGGCTATGTCGGAGAAATAGAACTTTCTGCACCTCACCCAAAAGACATCATCCCTAACCATGGTGCAACCTCAATCGACGATATGGAGCATTATCACCATCCAAATAACCGCACAGCGAACTATATAACTAAAAAATGGAAGCACATTACAAGGGATATGCTTGAGCAAAAAGCCCAATTATTCAAGGAATACGATGAGATTAGCGGTTCACAAAGGATATCCGTAGGAGATTCCGAGTCCGGTGATCAAGAGATGGGACTTGAAAAGTACACTATTATTGAGACAACTTATCTGGATGAAGATAACGAACAATGCAAACTATGGTGGTCGGGCGACTTGGTTATTCTTCATACTCCTAAGTTTTATCATCGTAGGGATGAAGATGGAGTTTCGTTAAAGGAAAGTCATGAGTATGAGGGCAAGGAAGCCGACTACTACATCCCTAAATCGTGGGATCTCATATATCAACCGTTCATTCCTCGGGACAAGTGTTTCTGGGGAATATCTATCATGGAAGATATTCACGACATTAACGAGGCAATCAAAAAGGCTGTTTATCAACATGAGGAAGAACACCTAAAGGGCAATATACATCTTTTAGTTGGAAGCCAAGAATTAAAGATAGCCTTAGAGTCTTCGATTTCAAAAGTTCATTATGTGCCTGACCCTAATCAAAGTGTCAAAGAAATAAACATGAGGGGTAACGTTGATGGAGTAGCCTGGATTAATCAGCTCAAGGAATGGATGCAACTACTGACTGGGGCAACAAATTCAGCCTTGGGAGTAAGGGATCAAGGCGTAACGTCTGGCAAACAAGCACAAGTGTATGTGGAGCAAGCTAACTTCAAAGTGGCTCTTAAATCAGCTTACAAGGCGAGTGCATACAAGAGGATTTACAGAGTTATTGCTGACTTCTCAATGGCATTTGTAGACGAATCTAGGCCATTTAGAATTAAAGGCGATCCGCCCGCCCCGCCTATGCCAACTTCGCCCGATGCGCCGCCTACGCCCGGACAAGCTGCACCACCTGTTCCAGTGGACCCCAACGCTACTAAGCCAAAGGCACAGTATGGAAAGTTTAATAGGCTGGCAATGCTCAAGGACCAATCAGGCAATTACATTTATCCTGATTTCGATATCGAGATAAGTGCCGAGTCTGGCTTTATGAAGTCGAGAGTTGAGATATTCAATACTCTGAGTAATTTAGCTGGACAGGGAAGATTTGAGCCGAACCCCGGCAATCTGACATTCTTGAAGTTATTGAACAAGTTAGGTGTTCCAGACCTGCAAGGGGTTATTGATGAGATGGGGGAGATTATTAAACAGTCTCAGGCAGCTCCACCAAAGCAGGAAATACCAAAGCCGCCTACCGAGTCGATACCGTTTAAGGATTTGCCGCCATCGGGACAAATACAAATGGCTGCTAAGGCTGGGATACAACTCACCGTCGAGGATATACAGCAAATGCAAGCTATACTGCAAGCGCAGAACCAAGAAAAGCAACCACAAGCTCCACGATCACCTGATAGCAATCAGCAACCACAGGGCAAGCCAAAACTATCACCTGAGATAATGAAGGCGTTAGAGAAGCTTCCCGAACCTGTAGCGAGGTTATTGTCTCAGATGGAACCTGATAAGTTGATGGTGTTACTGGATAATCCGAATGAGTTAATGGCAGTTGTTGAGCAGATTATGGCAGAGGTGCAAGGAGGACAGTAAATTGAGTTTTAAGCGTCAATCGTGTACCTATAATGAGGTTGAGCAGCAAGAAAAACTAAAGTACTGGAAAGATATTCTTACTCTTGACCAATGGGACATAGTTGCGAAGATCGTTAGAGTTCAGGATATGGACCTAGAGCAATCTCAGGGAAACATTAACTACCGTATATGTGGACTTGAGGCAATCGTGAAGCAGATGAACCCTATAGATTGGAGTAATACTGACTTTAGTTACGACATGGAGGTTTCTTTGGTTCACGAATTACTACATCTTCTTTTTGCTCGATTTAAACACGAAGGCGAAGATGGGGAATTGGAAGAACAAGTGATTAATATTATCGCGAGGGCATTGGTGGGATTAAAAAGAGAAGGATTGGTGAAGGAAAATGAAAAAGAAAGCAACTAAGTCCGCAATGAAAGAGGCTGGTAAGAAGCCTGAGATGGGCAAGATGGAAATGGGAATGATGGGTAAGATGCCGATGAAAAAGGGCACAGGGAAGAAAGGTAAGGGGTGCTAGGATGAAAAAAAGCCCGTTATTTATTAACGGACTTTAGGTACTCATCAATTGCCTTTTCTATTATCTTACTTATTGGTATCATGGTGCTTTCTGAGTAGTCCTTCATTTTCTTTACTAGCTCTATTGGTAAACTCGTTCCGATTCTTTCTCTGTTCTTTAAACTATCGGCGTTATGATCGAATAGACAGTGTACCCCATCTATACATTGCAATCTAATGTTATTTTTAAACAATGACAAATCTATTCCATCGGATATTTCAGGGGCGGTGGCAATGCCTATTATATTTTTAGTGGTTTTATAATAGTCCATGTAATTATCAAGTTGTTTAACCGCCGTCTTAGTTATGATATCGCGTTTTAGCTCTATGATATATACGTTATCCTCATCTTCTCCGATTAGATCTATTCTACCACATTCTACAGTCAATTCTTGGCATACGTAACTAAAGCTAAAGTATCGGTTGAAGTTAGAAATTATGAAATCTTGTAATTCCTTTTCAAGTGTAAAATTGAACACCGAATCACTCCTTGCCATATTTTTTTAGCAAATACTTGATGGCTTCGTCGATTAGTTTAGACTGAGGAATACGAGTTTCTTCCGAAAGATTAACCAACTTATCCCTAAGATCTATATCTATTTTAGTGGCATATGGAACTCTCATTTAGCTCACCTCCATATGTACATTATATCATGATAAGTAATGACACGTCAAGACATTTGTACAAAAACAATTGACTATAGACCCATTCTTGAGAGTGCCCAATAGGGTGCTCTTTTTGTTTATAAATTTACGGTGAAGGGAGGTGAAACGATATGGCAAACGGGAAAAACTTGGACAAACCCATGAGTTGCAAAGCCAGTTTTACCTATGGGACTTCTGGCGAAACTAGCAAGCCAGCCACAAAAATTTTAAAAGGTGGCGACCTGAGATCAAAGAAATCGAACAACAACGGTAAATAGTTCCATATTCAGTACAGGGCGGCAATACCAGCCGCCTTTTCCTATGCCTAATTTGGGGCAGGGCTCACCTTCCAAATAGGTGCAATACGGCGGCGGCTGTTTACGCAAAGGAGATTTATTATGTTTAACATTTTCAACTTAAAGAACTTACGTCCATTTATGGATGAAGAAGGCAGCGGCGAAGGTGGAGGTGAACCCGCACCCTCAAGCAATGAACCAGTAAACACAGAACCAACAGGAGAACTAAACAGTGGCGCAGCTGACCCGGGAACGGGTACTGACCCCGCCAGTCAGAAAGCGGTACAAACTCCTGAACAAAATGCAGCCTTTGCCGAGTTAAGGCGCAGTAAAGAAGCGGCAGAACGACGAGCTAGTGAAGTCGAGAGTCAGCGTAGACGCGACAATGAGGCTGCTAGAAAGTACGGCAAGGACTACAACATCTACTCCGATGCTGACGTAGCTGCTCAATACGGTAGGTCGCATGGACTTAATACGGTGGAAGAGTTTGAAGCTGCATTACAGAAGCAAACGCAAGATGAGGCATACAGGGCTAAGGGCATTGACCCCGACCTAGTTAACCAGATTGTCGCCAATCATCCAGATATTAAGGCAGCAAGAATTCAGCAAGGACAATCACTTGTTAATTCCGAGATTAAAGAGTTGGCGACTGAGTACCCGGACTTGAAGGTAAAAACCCTGGCCGATATGCAAGCGTTACCCAACTTCGAGGCTATTAAAGCAAAGGCGTACAAAGGGATGACCCTTTTAGAAGCTTATGAAGCTGTCAATCGCGCCGAGATTCGCCAGAAGGCTAAGGAAGAAGGGGCGCAGGGGGCTATTCGTAATATCGGGAGTAAGGCGCATTTGGGGACTGAGAAGTCGGGGAATACGCAACAGGGTAAAGAGGTTGAGGTGAGCGCTGAGAAGATGCGCGTTTGGAGGGCTATGGGATACACGGAAGCAGAGGCCCGCAAGAAAGAAGCTAAATATTTAAAGAAATAAGGAGAGTGTAAATCATGGCGTTAAAAATTATCGGTAGCATCCTTGGGAACTACCACGGCAAGTTTGTTGATGACATTTACATGACGGACTCTGAGGCGGCTGTTGTCGGACAGGGGTATTACCTCGCAAGCCAGCGATGGACAAAATCGGCAACAACTGCCGCGATTGAGGCTGTTTGCATTAAGGCTGCTACTGCTGGGACTGATGTTTTGGCAGTAATGGAGTTGGTTAAGCCAGGAGACATCATTGAAGCGGATTATACAGGGACGGCTGATGCAGCGTTCTTGCCTGGGTTGAAGCTGGCTGTGTTAGATGCTAATGGGGCTAATGTGGCGAGTGCCACGGTGACGGGTGGATGTTTGCGGATCCTGAAGAAGGATGCCGTTAATTTGAAAGTTCAAGTGATTGCCAGCAAGAATATTTGCCAGGCTTAATTTAAGAAAGATAGAGGTGTATTGTAATGGGTGTAATGATTCAAAGTTCAGGTAATTTCCAAAAGATGGTGGGTTTGTATGAAAATCCCTTGCTTGAATATTGGCAGGATAAATATGCCAAGGCGTACAAGGATTCCCTTATTCCGATATTGTTTGATCAAATAACATCAGACAACGCAACAGAGGCTATAAGTGAGCTTGTCGGGGCTGTTGATTTCAAAGAGTGGAACGGTGAGTTTTCATACGGCGAAATTAAAGATTCTGGCAACGCTAAGGTCTGGACTCCGTTGGTGTGGCAAGCTGGAATTCAGTACGACCGCTTTACGCTGTCTAATGCTAAACTTGTAAATTTAAAGAATGAACACGGTATGTTTGCGCTCGGCGCTGCTCGAACCCGCAATGCTTGTGCTGGTGGAATATTTACCTATGCTGACCAAACATCTTATACAGTAAACGGCGTTCGACTAAATTGGACATTGACATCCAATGGCCTCCCATTGGCATCAAACAGTCAGACTTTGGCAAACTCCAGCTCAACCCAAGATAACCTTGAAGCATTAGAACTGAACGAGGAAAATCTAGAAATTGTTTGCCAAAAAATGTTCGACACAAAAGACGAAAATGGTAAGGAATCCCAGTTAAACCCAGATACGCTTGTTGTTCCTACTGCTCTCCGTAAGAAGGCTATGGAAATTGTCGGTTCTACTGGAAAATCTGACACCGGAGACAACAACGTCAATATATACGATGGAAATTTAAGGGTTATAGTGTGGGATCAATTCCGCAAGCAAGTTGGCAAAACAGGCCAACCTTGGTGTGTGATGGATAGCATGGCCGCCAAGGAAAGTCTCAAGTGGGTCAACAGATTAGAGTCAGGCGATGACTATGAAGTCATTTCTTGGAAAACAGAAGCAGAACAAAAATGGTCGATTGGTTCCATTATGTGGTACTCTGCTGGCGCATATTCACACCAACCATTTCAATTTTCAATCCCAGCATAACCCAATTAGTCTATTAAATACCAAAAGAAAGGGTAACTATCAATTAGCTACCCTTTCTTTTGGTAAGCAAATCTTCTATTGCTTCATCTAAAAGTTTTGATATTGGTACTTTCGATTCTTCAGAAAAACTCCTTAGTGCTTGCCAAATTTCTTTCTTTACCGAGCTTGATACTGGTTCCCTTGTCTTTAAATCTCTATTTCCCAAATAAATCACTCCGATCTTTTTTGTAATTATACCATATAACTATTGAATGTCAACGTACATTCATGGTATAATGGACGTACAGTAAGATTCAAGGAGTGGAAATATTGGAAGAAAAGGAATGCAAAGTTTGCGGAAGAAAACTTCCAGCAAGAAGGGAATACTTTTTCGAGCAGAACAGGAGGGGCAGGAAAGGATTTAGATTACCTTGTCGCGAGTGTCAAGGGTATAAATTCCTCCCGATAGAACGTGAAGGGTATCAGCATTGTAAAAAATGCGAAACCGAGTATCCATTAACCGAAGAGTTTTTTAGTAAATCAGATACAACATTTACCGGATTCTATAGAAGTTGTAAGAAATGTCAAAACGCATCCTCTAAGGAATGGAGGTCCAATAACCCTGAATGGTTGAGGGAATACGAAAAAAATCGTTGGATAGATAACCCTAATGGACTGAAGGTTAAAAATAAGAAGTATTACGACGAACACCAAGAAGAACGGATAGTGGCATCTGCCGCATGGTATGACGAGAACAGGGAAGAAGTCAATACCAAAAGGAGGGAAAAAAGAGCGTTAAATCCTGAAAAGTATCGTGAAAATGATAAAAAGTACCATTTGGCAAGTAGGGATAAAAGAAATGCATACAATAAGAAACGCTATTGGGAAAATCCAGAAGCAAGCAGGGAATCTGGCAAGAAATATCGAGAGGAAAACTACGATGTCCTAATAGCTAAAAGAAGGGGACGCCGACTTAATCTTACTGATGAAGAACGTGAAAAAGTACGAGCATATCAAAGGAAAACGCAACCTCGTCACAATATGCAAACTGCTGAATATCGTTCTAGGAAGAAAAACCTTACAACGACATTAACGAGAGAAGATTGGATTCAATGTAAGGAATACTTCAATCAATGCGCCTATTGTGGCAAGGAACTTAAATCTTTCGCAAAGGAACACGTCATACCTGTATCAAAAGGTGGTCCGTTAGTCAGAACAAACATTGTTCCATCTTGTAAATCCTGCAATAGTAGCAAGATAAATAACGATATGGAACCTTGGTACAAATCTCAACCCTTCTTCACCACCGAACGTCTAGCCAAAATACACGCATGGATAGGCTTCGACTCAAAAACAAATACCCAACAACTGGCACTCTATTAAAGGGTGCTTTTCCAATTTAATGCGGCAAAGCCGTGGGGGATCTCCCCTAATTAAAAGGAGGCAAAATCATGGGAAAAACTCATTTCGATCAAGTATCCGGCATTAACGGAGTATTCCAAGGTCCATCAGGCTATGAAAGCCAAATCTTCGGCAATGTAGTCGCGGGCAATCGCTACTATGTAGATGTAAACTTCGGCGTTGACACCAACAATGGCTCAAGCTGGGAACGTCCATTCAAAACGCTAGCTGCCGCAATAGTAGCTAGTAACGCCAACATAGCCTTAAACTCAAAAGGTTGGGCAGCTAGAAATCAGATCTATTACAAAGGCGACAATAACGAAGCGGCAGCAGAAACCCTTATCACGCTACCTAATAAATGCGACGTTATCGGCGTGGGCTCCTACGACCACAGACCAACACCTATGATGATCGGCAACCACGTAATCGGTGCAGGTGCCTATATGGGATGCCGATTCTTCAACATGGGCTTTATGTCACCGGCGGCAGGCGGAGTTATCTTCACTGTCCCAACAACTACCTCCGGGCTTGCTTTTTATGGCTGTCACTTCGATGGTCGCTCAACTACTCCTGCTACGAAGGCCATCGTTGCCACGGCAGTAGAACAATTCACTATCAAGGGGTGTAAATTCTTTGGCAAGTATTCTACTACGACTATCGACATCGGAACAGGATCAAGCCGAGCATTGCTTATCGAGGGTAATCAAATCGAGTCAGGTGCAATCGGGATTACTATCCACGCAAGCATGACCTGTGCTGATGCGGTGGCGATGATTCTTAACAACACCTTTGCGGTTGTCACCTTATTGATCGATGAGAATAGCGACAAGGTAGTTATTGGTGGCAATCGAGGCACAACCTCTGCTGCCCAAACATTAGCCCTGATCATTGACTACAACTCTGCCCTAGCCTTCGACAACATCATAA